GGACGACACCATAGTCAAACACGACACCATGACCATACACGACACCTCGGTCACGCACGACACCTCGGTCACGCACGGCACCTCGGTCACGCACGACAGCATCGCCACGCACGACACCATGACCATACACGACACCATTGTCACGCACGAAACCTAGGTCACGCACGACACCTCGGTCACGCACGACACCTCGGTCACGCACGACACCTCGGTCACGCACGACACCTCGGTCACGCACGACACCATAGTCAAACACGACAGCCTTTTCGAAAACTTCACCTTCATCAAAAACCCAACCGTTGTCAGATAAATTGTGCAAGCCTTCGACCCAGCCGCCCAGGTCGCCTTTTGTAGCCCATTTACTGTCACATGTGGCTTGAATGCGGTGAAGTTTTACACCACAATCGTTAATTTTAGTTTCGTCAGTTAATTTAAAGTGTTTCATGGTTTTCTCGCTCAATGCCCTGCTTTTTTGAAGATCGAAGCAATTTCAGCCATAGCGTTTTTAAAGCCTTCAGGATCATCTGCATACTCAGCAACGTCTAGCTCCGTAGGAATAACTTCTGGAAAGTCTGTTACATCGCCAAACATCCAGAACCAGCCCAAGTCAATAAGACCCGACCTAAACATATCTAAAGCCGTCAGACAATTACCGTTGTGTCTGCTAGTCTCTGTAAAATCTTCAGGCTCTAAATACATAGTTTTATCAGCCCCTAATGATTGAGCCATAACCCCGCCAGCTAGACAGACGACACAAACATTTCCGCGAGGCTGGTGCCAAATATCAAGATTTACCTCATAGCCAGGGCTTTGTTCGCACTTTACCAAATCTGAAAGCGCAAGCTCGATCAGTTCGCTGGGTTTATTGGGTAGTGTTACGTTGGTACGCATAACGTTTTCCTTTGATTACGGAACACGCCTTATGTGTGGGGAATGTTCCTAGCCTAAAATCAAACCTAGCCAAAGAAAGGGGGCGCTGTAGCGAGGGCTAGGTGGTCGCTAAATTCTCGGTAGCTACTCCAAGAACCGCGCCCCTTAATCAGTATATAGTTATGAAACCTATAAGTTGCAAGAGTTATTATTGTGTTTTAATTTTTTCGTGTGGAAAACTATTATGATGCATGACCTGAGATAAATCACGCATATCAACATATTGACCGCAATGTTTGCATTTATAAAAATGATCAAGTAAATCTTTAACCTCTATTTCTTGACCAGTATCAGGATCAATTCTTTTTCCTAAAACCATAAACACCTCCTAAAATTTAATTTTTGTTTGAACGATAAAAACCGATGCACGGCTTTCAAAAATACCCTTTGGAACATACACAAGGTTGATGCCAACTTTCTTGTATCCTCCAGACACGACAGGGATAGGAGTCAGACGTAATCTTCCCCGTCTGTGAACCGCACCACCGCCGATGCCAAGCTCTGCCCACCAGTCGCCTTTATTAAAGGTCTTGACGTATGCAACACCCGCATATGTTAGCGGTCGGTTGCGGCTGTCTTTAAAAACATGGTGGCCCATGAATTTAAAATTCTTTGTGTTGTACTCGATACCAATACCCGGATGAAACTCGTTAAAATCCACACTTGAACCAAAGTGTTTTGATACGCTTGGACCTGTAACAAATAACTGACTAGCGATAGCGAGTACATTAAGCATTATTGCCCCCTACTTTTTAAGATATTCAAAAACTTGGCCAGGTTTCACAATATCAAGTTTAAGAATTTTATTGTTTAAATGATCAGTAACCTGTTTCCTGTTTAATTTTTTTAAATTTTCAAGACCTGTAAGTTCTTCAATATGACTATCCATTTGTTTTATTATTTCTTTACACTCTCTTTGTTTTACAGGTTTCATTTTAATAACCATGTAATCTGATACGTAGATCAAATCTATGATTTCATCGTTTTCGTCATTATTCATATTTACCTCCTAATTATCGTATTCGTTTTTTATGATAATCGATCCCTCATAACCCCATATTTTTGTCGCCTTGATATCCCATATCTTGCAGTCATCCTTGAATATGGCGTCAAGCAGGGCTTTAAGTAAATTATCAACATCAGGCTTTTGCTGGTGCGGCTTCCTGTTCATCATGCCTTTCTTTTTCTTTGACCAGGATTTAGGCATAGGAATAACAAAAGTAACATGATCCCCACACTCATTAACCTTAATGCCAGATGCTTTGACCTTTTCTTTAAAATCAAAGTATCTCAAGACACATGGTCTTTTTTTCCATCTGTCGGATTGTGTCATCCTTGGTGCTGAAACTGGGTCTATATTTAAAACCTGCATACTCTGAATTCCTAAAGAAGTTTGCACGCTTCGATAAAATCAAGAGCGGCATATGACCATGTAACACCCGATACAAACAAACCAAGGGCAACACCTTTCCAGAATTTCATGTCTGGCTTGCGGTCTTTAATCATTTTTCACTCCCTGTTGTACCCACATGATTTCCTCCTTGCTGGTTTCTGACATTGCCCATAAGGCAAACCATGAAATTAATACAACCAACCAGAATAATGTTTTTGCGTTTTTCCTAATCATTATCGATATCCTTAAACGTTTCCGGTGCGAGACGGTGTTTTGGTATTGCCGTTTCCTTGTGAATGGTGTCGACAAACTTTTCCGGCACCTTGCCAAAATATTCCATGTTGTATGTTTGTGAGAAGCTACATCCAATTGCCTTCGCAAGCTCCGAACGGCTTCCCATGGTGAATACGGCCTCTTTTACGGCCTGTCTTACAATGTCTTCTGAATTCATTTTCGATTACCTCCGATAAAATCAATGTAAATATTTTCAAAAAAAATGCAACCCATATGTTGACATTTAAAACTTAAATGATAAATATTGTGTATCAAGAGAGGTAAACATTATGAAGAAAATCATTGAATATTGGCGCGATCAAACGCCAGCAGACAAGACAGACTGGGTTGTACACACAATCCTTATTTCAATAGCTTTTGGCATGTTGTTAACACTTAATTGGGATTGGTGGTCGCTATGAAAACTTTAGAACAAGCAATAATTGACGCAAGGATGCAGCGCGGTGCTGCGATTGAAAACATTCAGGAACTTCAAATCCAACTGGCTGAGTTCAGGAAAAAGGCAAAATCTTTTAAAGGTGTTTTGGAAGAATTAAGAGACGAAACAATTTTATCGCCTAATCACCGTGTGTCCATTCAGGATGAGATTGATCAGTTTGACGACCTTGTGAATGACGTTTGCCATTACTTCAATAATGACATTGAAATACACGAAGAACTGCGGGACGAGTATTGATATGATCATAGAAAAGGCAGGCATTTACGATATAGACGAAGAAGAATATCACGCTGATCCGGTTCCGGCCGGGTCGCTATCTTCAAGCGGTGCAAAACTTATATGCAATCAAACCCTGAAGCATTTCAGGTATCAGCAAGACAACCCAAACAAATCAACCCCGGCGCTTAATTTCGGTTCCGCTGCACATATGAAACTACTGGAGGCCAAAAGGTTCCGTGAAACATACTATGTGTTACAGGAAGGCTTCTCATGGACCCAGACAAAGAATCAAAAAGAATGGCATGACCAAGCAAATCTGGCTCTGAAAACCGGGAAAAAGCTATTAACATATTCAGATAATGAAAAGATTGCCGGCATGATGGAAAGCATGTCGGACCACAAAGAAGCTCTATCAAAGTTTGTAACCGCACCTAAAGAGCAAAGCGGTTTCTGGTTTGATAAAACATTCAAGATATGGCGGCGTATGCGCCTTGACTGGCAACCGTTAAGCGGTCGGGTGTTTATGGACTACAAAACCATATCAGCGCTTGATGACAACACCATAAACAAGTCCATGTATAATTTTGGATGGTATCAACAGGCAGCATGGTATCTGGACGGTATTAAGTCTTTAGGGCTTCACGATCAGCCACGGTTTGTTTTCCTTCTTCAGGAAAAGACACCGCCATACGACATTGTAATCCGTGAGCTTGATATGCAGGCAATCGGCTTTGGACGCCTTAGAAACGCCAAGGCAATGGATTTGTTTGCTGAGGCACAAGAAACAGGTGAATGGCCTGGTTACCCATTAGAGCCAAGAATTGCCCATCTTCCGAGGTTTGGTGAAATATCACTGGAAGAAGAAAAAGAAGCAGGGGAAATGGCATTAACATACAGAATGCAAGCCCCACATTTTGAGGAAAAATAATGACCAACGATTTAGCATTAATAAAGGCAAAAGCCGAAATATCAGCCATTATTCCAACCGACCTAAGTCAGATTGAAAGGGTTGCGTCTCTTGTTGCGAACTCAGGGCTTGCACCGAAAGGGTTGCAAAGACCCGAGCAAATAGCGATTGCCATGATGCAGGGCATGGAAGTTGGTTTGAAGCCAATGCAGTCGCTTAAGAGTATTGCAGTCATTAATGGGCGCCCCTGTATATGGGGGGATGGTGCCATGTCTTTGGTGAGGGCTTCTGGATTATGCAAGAGACTTGAAGAAAGAATTGAGGGGCAGGGTGATGATTTAACCGCGGTCTGCATAACCGAACGCACCGACGCTGAAGGATTGATTAAACGTACTTTTTCGGTTTCTCAGGCTAAGCAAGCTAATCTCTGGGGAAAGAGTGGGCCATGGACACAATATCCAGAGCGAATGCTGGCAATGCGGGCGCGTGGTTTTGCTATTCGAGATGCATTTGCGGACGTTCTTTCGGGCATGCAGATAGCAGAAGAGGTTCGAGACTGTCCCGAAGAGCATCAGGAACCAGAACAACAGCCAGTGACGCTTGATGAACTGAAACAAGAACCCGAAACACCAGAAGAGGAAAGTCAGGACATTGACGACGCTGAAATCGTTACTGTGCAGCCACTAGACAGAACTGAGGTTATGGCATTGCTGATCGAATTTGATGAAGCACAAGACGAAGATGAATTAACTGATTTGCTTGCTGAAAATCGAGCAAGAATTGATGCGATGGAAAATGGATCGCACAAAAACACACTAAGACAGAAGTACAAAAACAAACTGATAGAATTGAAAGGTGAATAATATGTTTGGATTTTTTGAAAAATATATCTCGGAAAGAAACAAAAGAGTTCAGGTTGAAACTGAAGTTCTGGACTTGAAAGAAAAGCTTAATAAGGCGGAAACCAAAATTTCTACCTTATCATTGTCTCAGGATGAGATTGAAATCCAGAAACAAACAATTAAGCGATTAGAGAAGGAAAGAAAATCTCTGACAGAAGAAGTTGAACGATTGAAGCTTAAAAAGAAAATGGAAGACGAAGACATCAAGCATATGATCAAAATTAACAAAGAGCGTAATGAACTCGAAATGGATAAAAGGATCATGGAAATTACTTCAAATGCTGATAATCGCGTCGGACAGATTAAAGACGAATACCGGGATAAAATGGAAATCGACCTTAGAAAGCAGAATGAAAAGATGGCGGATATGTATTCCCAAATTCTTGAAAGGCTTCCAAATGTCTCAGCCTCATTCGAAAGGAAAGAGTGATGGCTGCTTACTTTCGGCCTGCACAAGCTGCTGCAAAAGCCCAAACTCTTCAACAATATCAACGAGCACTAAGGCAAAAAGATGAAATGCACGACCTGCAACAACAAAGGCTTTTACGACACGCAATAAAAAAAGGTCAGGAAATTGAATATGACATTGAAAATGACCAATATGTTTTAACATGCGATTATGTAAAACCTGTCAAAGGGTTTTTTGAGGACAAAGAAACAGAAGTTTTACACGATCTTCAAAAAGAAACTGAAGATTGGCTTAAAGATGTAGAAATAGGTGAATAACATGAGTGTTGATGCAAAAAATTATGACATAGCAGTTGCAAACAGAATTAAGAATTTGCGTAAGTTTAGAGGAATTTCTCAAAAAAAGCTTGGGGATCATATTGGCGTAAGCTTTGCACAGGTACAAAAATATGAAAAAGCATCCTAAACGTATGTTGCAAATGAGAGCCCGTGCTTTCTGCCTGCGTGATGCATATGCTGACGTTCTCAAGGGCTTCAAGGTTATGGAAGAGGTTCAGGAATACACAAACATGGGGCCTGATTACGCCATTGATGTAACACCCCGGCCGGAACCAACACCTGAACCGGAAGTTGAACATGAAGAATTTGGCTTGATATATGACTGCGAAGGTAACTCTGTTGAACTGATGCAAACACCATTAGAGTGGTCATCAAAAGCTCAAGAGATACTAACAAACGCAAACGAGGTGGATATATCTAATTTCTGCGATCACAATGGTGATCAGTTATACGAAATTCAGCAGAAACACCCTGAAATATACTCAAAAATTTCACCTGTTTTCGACGTCGAAGAAGATAACCAGAACACTTTAGACGTCTAACCAGTTACGGGCGGGGCTTCATATACCACTTCCCTCCCCTCTCTCAGCGCAAGTCTCGCCCGTATTCAAATAGGAGGTAACATTGGAAGAAGAAACAGAAACAGTTTTAAAATCGGTATTGATTGCACAGGTCAATGAAACCGAAAACTTGAAACAAAGATTGGAGGCCACGATTGAAGCATCCAAAGGCTGTGAAAGGGTAATATCTGACTTACAGGATGATCTTAATTTTTCCCATCAAACCATAGAAATTCTAAATAAGTCAAAGTCCGATCTGGAAGAAAAATTATCCGATCTTGAAAGTAAAAACACAAAACTTAAGAACACGGTCAAAAAACAGGCTGATGTTATTTGTCAAGGTCGTGAAGCAATCGCGAGGCGAAACAAAAGGCTTGGTAACTTTAAAGTAAAAACTCACAATCAAGAGGGAAGCATACATAGGCTTAAAAAAGATATTAAAGCTAAAGAAATGATTATTCTTTCATATCAAAAAGAACTGAATGCGGCAAAAACACAAGCTTGCTCATCAGAATATCAAAAGGTGATAAATTATTACGGTGGCCTTGGCAGGTGGTTTAAAAATTGGCACAAGTCAAGATTTTCCAGAACGCTAAAAAAATTAAACATTAATAAATCGCCAAAAGATTTTGGCATTTCATAGGAGGTAAATTTGGAAGTAAGTAAACAAGATTATAATATCGCAGTTGGTAAAGTAATTAGAAGATTGCGAAATATCAAAGGTCTTTCACAGACCAAAATTGGAGAACACGCTGATGTAAGTTTTCAGCAAATACAAAAATACGAAAGGGCATCAAACCGAGTTTCTATTGGCGTTCTGTACAAGATTGCAGATTGCTTGGGTGTTAAGGTTGAAGACATTATAAAAGAAGTTGATAAGGAAGTTGGACATCCTCAAATAGTTTTCGACCCCAACAGCGAAGAAAGCCGAGATATTTTGACGCTTTATTACTCTCTGTCCGAAAATGACAAAGAACTGATTAAACACAAAATAGCAAGCTGGATTGTTTAAAGGAAGGAACTGACGATGAATATTGATGATATGAAATACGGTGATATTAAAAAAATCGCTCAAATCTTCAACCAGCAAGAAAATGAACAGACTTTTAACAATGAAATGATTGGAGAGTATGTAATCGTTCGTTGTCGTGATGCGGGTGTTCATGCTGGGTTTTTGAAATCACATAAAGGACGTGAATGTATTTTGCAGGAAGCCCGGCGCCTTTGGTACTGGAAGCCTGAAGATGGAGCAAAGTTTTTGTCTGGTGTCGCCAATCAAGGATTGCATAAAGACAGCAAAATCTCTGAGCCGGTTGAAAAAATTCATCTAACAGAAAATTGTGAAATTATTTCCTGCACTAACAAAGCCATGGAATCTATTTCTAAAATGAAAGCCAGTTCAAATGAGTAACGTTCAAGAAAAAGAGTTTGGCTCTGGCGATGGCTCTGGCTATGGCTCTGGCTATGGCGATGGCGATGGCGATGGCTATGGCTCTGGCTCTGGCTATGGCTATGGCTATGGCGATGGCTATGGCTCTGGCTCTGGCTCTGGCGATGGCGATGGCTCTGGCTCTGGCTCTGGCTATGGCTATGGCGATGGCTATGGCTCTGGCTCTGGCTCTGGCGATGGCTCTGGCTCTGGCTAAAACTGTATCTTTAACAAGAATAAAAAAGCGGCCTAAGAGCCGCTTTTCTTTTGATTGGGTGGTGTTGGTGGTTTTGGTTTCTTGGGCAGTATAAAATCTAACCACCCTTGAAACAATTTTCTCACCGAACGGGGTTGTCTTGGTTTACGAGGCGCCATTAGTTAGCGCCCGGTACAAGAACATTTAAAATGCTATCAACAAGCCCATCTGTTGCCTCGATACCCGCCTCAGCAAGTTTTTCCTCTACAGCAGCCCGCAGGCCAATGGCAGTTGATCCGTTGATATCTTCCCCCGCAAAGTTCAGGACAGTACCGTCAGCGAGACCTATAGCGATCTGTGACGCTGCTGCATCCTTGTAATTAACATACCGTACAGCTTCAAGACATGCTGATGCAGGATCAACAGGGCATTTATAGTTTAAAGACCATTCTTCACCGCCTGCAAAGTTCTGCGGGTTATGGTTCTGGTAAGCACCCCATAAAATAGATTGGTTCCCACAAGCTGCGAGAACCAACATAGACAATAGAATTGTTACTAAAAAACGCATTTAACCTCCTCTTCCATCTTTCTTGGGTGGCTGGCTTCCGCTGCCTCCAAGCGTCTGGATCAAATCTTTGTTTTCTGGTGTCTTTTTAATCTTGTCACTATCGGTAATAATAGCAACCACTGAAGCCAGAACTAAAAACGTACCCGCAATGACTTCAATGTCTTCCGGCGACACCATGTATCCGGCTAAAGTCGCTAGGCCAGCAAGGCCAGCAATTGTTGAGGGTTGAGCAAATAGGCGAATTAGTTTTTCAATCTTTGTTTCCATTATCATCATCCTTGTTTTTTGCTTTTAGATATTGTGAATACCCGGTTAAGAAAGCGCCCCCAGCTGCCAGGAGCGGAGGCAATATCTTGAGTAATTCAATTATGTCTGCGTTCGATAAGCTCATATTTACAGCCGTTTCCAATGCTTCGCCAGACGTTAAGGCCATTACCACACCCGAGAACAGAAAAGCAATTTTCGGATTAATGTTTTCCAGCGTTGTCATCATTGCGGTTATCATTTCTGATTTTCCTATGTTGCTTGCCTAATAGTTCGCGTACACCACGAATAAAACGCCAGAAGGCTATAATTAGCAAGATTATCCAAAGTAAAGAGTCGCCCGTTTCCATAAAAATACACCTTGTCAACTCGCGATAATGCCACAAAACCAAGAAAAAGCTGAACAATATTTAGTGTACTGGTTACGGGCTCATATAAATTATAAAGAAATACACTATTTGTTGGGTATTCTATAGCACTCAATACATTATATATTACGAACAATCTAAGGGTTAACGATTGCAATAATCCAAACCGATTGTGGTTTATTAGCAACAGTTCGGCGACAACCGTGTCAATAATTGCTCGTGTTAAATATGAAAAATGGCCTATGTGCTCAAGATACAAATAGACCAAAGCAGAAAACGCCAGTAACACAGCGTCTTTCCTGAATGGGGTCAAAACCCCGATAAACACAAATAACAAAATGTGCATATATTGCAGATACTCAAACACGATATTCCCCAATGTTAATCTGATACGTCGGTAAATGAACCAGTCCCTAATACTGTAAAGTTGTTTCCATTTCCAGACCTGTCAACATTACCAGCAGAAAACTGTGATGCGCTTCCGTAAATATCCAGTGCAGGCGTTCCATAGGCTGAAACTGCTATCTGTTCATTAACAGTCTGCATTGTTGTTGAATTGTAGAAGTTTTCCTGGACCGATAATTGACTAACATCAGGCATTTCCGCGGCGGTATCAAATTGGAACACAACAAATCTGTAAAGAGTAATGTCGATATTTCTTGATAATGATGATCCGACCCTGCCTCCAATCGACCAACCCGAACACATAAGCTCAAGTTCTTGTGTGTTTGGTGGTGTGCTGGTGGTTAAAACGTTCTGATTAATATTTTGTGTAGAACTTCTAAGGTGATATCTTCCTGTTGTTTGTGTGCTTCCTGTTCTAGCAATAGTGTAAAGGATATTTTGTCTTTCGTTTTCCGTGGCTGTTGGAAGAGATATTCTGTTGCCGTTGCTGCTATCTAAAATGTTTTCAAGGAAAACACTACCATCTGTTCCGCCAAAATCCCTTCTTTGTATTTGGATACCTCTAGGGTTATCTGTGTTTATAATAGGAAGATTTGGAAATGCTCCGTCAGTAACCTCTTGCGCAGAACCGGGGCGAAGAGAAATGAAAACCAGTGCAAAGTTGGTATTAACAATATTTGATCCACCGACCTGTAAAACCTGGCTTCTTACTAACTGAATGTCGTTAAACCTGACGCCTATAGCTCGGCCAGAAAACTTTGGTCCTAATGTTGAAACCGATACACTCATGACAAGCCCTGACCTACGATAAGATACTCAGTTGCACTTTCCTTATGAAGCGTTGCCCATCCAGCCGGGCCTACAGTTCTGGAACCAGTATTTACCGTGCTACCATCAAGCCACCTGATAGTTACATTTGATCCCTGAGAAACAGAGTAATTTCCAGTGCCTCGGTTTATAATTTCCATTCGTCCCCCAACAGGAAAATCATTTGTTTCTGTGACTGTGAGTGTGTTGTTGTTGGCATCTGTCTTTTTTAAATATTCTCCGTTAAGAGCAAGAGAAATTGTGACATCTGCATTAACGTTGTTTTCAAGTAAAACATTGTAACCAGCATCTTGTAGGTCAGTTTGTCCGGTTTTTCTTATTTTTACTTCGGCAATAGTACCGTCATCATCAAGCCTAAATGTAACAAGAGAACGATCAGTTACTTTGTCATAAAGTTGTGCTTCAGTATCGCTTGTGATGCGAATACCAAAAATTTCATCAACAATAAATTCACGTAGATCAGCGTCTATATCTGCTGTGACAACACTGTCGTCTGTAGCAATGGCTGAAAGACCTGGTAACTGTTGGGGTCCATTTAAAAGCCTGAATTGTGTGCCATCATATTGAACGGTGTAAATCCTGTCTGCTCTAAGGGATGCTGCAGCTAGTTCTGAGCCACCGATATTGTCTAAAATATTGGCGGAACCAATACCATTAACATTAAGTGTGGTTCCACCTGCAGCATTATCACGGTCACATAAAAAACTGATCGTGTATCCGGTTGGGTATGCAGACCCCAGATTAACATCCAGTGTCAAAACATATGCGTTTCCTGTTCCTGATGTTGTAACCGCTGAAAGTGCCTGAAAATAACGAGCAATGCCCGCCATGAGTTCGCGGGCTGCATTGTTAACTTCTCGGTATTGCATGTTCTCGGGGAAACCATTAGGCGGCGCTGAGTCATTGTTTGCGGCCGTCCGGTCTAAAGTGTGAACTTCTGTCATGTGTTCTGATCTCCAGTAATTTTGGCGGAACTACCGTAACCGCTAAAAGTTAAAGCGTTAGCTACGCTGCTTTGTACCGCAATAGCTTCATCAAACATTAAGGATACTCCACCTCCGTCTGTTTGGCTGTCAATTCTAAATGTTGTGTTTGCAGCCACCGGAACTTCAAAATATAAAGCAGTATTTTCGTCATATGTTGTTGCATTAACATCGTGGTAAATAGAGAAGTTTGCAGGTTGATTTGTGGTGTTCGTAACAAAAATTGTTGAAATCTCTGTTGGAATTCTGGCAGTATAACCAACAACAGGGGTTGTGACGTTGGGACGTTGTCTTAATAACAAGCTAGAGGTAACAATCATGAAATATATTCTTTCTTTTTTCGCTCTTGTTTCACTGTTGTTGTTTACGGTCTACGGCTACCGATACTATTCCCCGGAATTTATGTGGGGCGTGGGTACTGGATTGGCTATTAGTTATTTTGTTTACTTTTCTTACCATGATGAATTTTTTAATCCTAAAGTCAAAAACGGCATCATAGTTTCCAAATCAGAAGAAACTATTGAGCCAACAAAGGAACAGCAGCCGGGGCAGCGAGTAGACTTAGAGGTGTAGCCAAATCCTCAAATCCTCTTGCCACGTTAGCTCCGCCCTGCGCAAGCTGTTGACCACCTCGTAACAATCCTGAACCAACACCCCTTGAAAGTCCTTGGGACGCTAAAAACGGCGCTATGCCACTTGCAGCACCTGCGGTTGGGTCTGCTAGAAAAGCTCCGAATGGGGCAAGGTTTAAGGCTCTTGTCGCCGTTCCGCTGTCAGGAACATTACCTCGTAATACTTGATTTGCCGCCAATGTTAAATCTTTAAACTCTTTAGTTCCAGGTGACCTTTGAGCCAGATTAACAAGCGATGCCAACGGTAAGTCACCACGCTTGCCCGCGGCAGTCCTGTCAAAAATTGTTTCAATGCTTTTAAAGTTTGCGTACTCAGAATTAAGGGCCTTTAGATTGTCACCTGTAGAGCGTTCAAAAGCATTATCAAGAGACAATTTCAAATCACCGTAAAGATCGCTTATAGGTCCATTGCTGGTAAATGTTTGGCGCTGCCTTTTCCCAAGAAATGAACGCAAACGTTGATAATCTTTACCGGATAAATCCTTACCAACTGCACGATCAAACAACTGATTTACAATGTCAGTTACTTGCTTGCGTTGCTCAACGCCCAAAAGTTCCTGATGCCTTGCTTCAATACCAGCCAAATCGTCAACAAAATCGTCAGTGTCTAACTTGACTGTTTTACCTTTTAAGGCTGTGTCATAACGCTGGCCAAACCTGTTACTTGCACGGTTAATAGCTTCCTGTGACAAAACCCCCTCAGACGCATCTTTTGATGTAAATCCTGACAATTCAAACAGTTTTGAATTTAGCTTTTCGCGCTGGTCTTTAAACTGGTCAGCGATCGATCCTCCAAACAATGAACCGCCTAACGTTGTTTCAACGCCTTTAATAGCTTCGTTGCCCGTTTTTTGACCTGTAGACAATCGAAGTCCTGATTTTTCTAAAGTTCTGACAGCAGATTGATACACTTGATCCGCAGCACCGCCAATGTCTCCGGCCGCTCTTTCAAGTCCTCGTTTTGCCAAACGTCCAACAGACGGCAATGAAGCACCGACAGTTCCGCCTAGAACACCACCTGTTGCAATATCTTCAGCAAGTTCTGGTAATGTTTCCGCTTCTGAAAATCCTGCCCCCTGTATGGCGCCCTCAGTAGCGCTTACGCCAGCAAGTCTTGGTAATGACTGTGTACCCCTAAAGGCACCTGCTCTTGCTGCCCCTACTCCGCCTGTAAGCAATCCTCCACCTATTTCTAGACCAAGTGCGGTTCCGGGTGCTTCTTCTGCGAATTCTGATGTTTCTTCTCTTATAGCGTCCCTGACTTGTTGATAAGTTTGCAATGGATTTCTATCCGGAACAGGTATATCAGCACCAAACAACCCTCCAATTCCTGATATTCCTTGACTAATTAAATCTTTTGCCGCGGCTGCTCCACCAAACAATTCATCTGCAAATCCTAGAGTTAATCCACCAAGACCTGTAAACAACGATTTACCTGGCAGTCCTTCAATTTCACCAAAATCCTTCTCGCCTGTTGGCTGTTCAATTGGTGTAGCCGTTAAAGCAGTTGGCGCCGCTTGGGGTGATATACCAAGCTGGCGCGCTATTTCGTTTGCTGTCTGTTGTTGTTGTTCGGGGCTTAATTTAGTGAAGCTATCGTCAACTTCTACCCGTCGCCCTTCAATTTCGATTTCTGGCATTATTCTATCAACCTAAATCTAACGTTATTTACTGTTCCTGCGGTTTCGGCTGGACGTGAAGGTTCTTCACCTGCTTTCTTGCGAGCGCGTTCTTTTGCTGCTTCAAATACATCACGTAGGTCTTTCAGGCTGCGCACAAATTGTTCTTCACTTTGACGTGTAGAAAGATTTGCAAGCGCCGTTTCAGCCTTAATACCTTCAGTTTCTGTAATTGTTCCTCCGCCTTTAAGTTTCTCAAATCCTTCCAAGAATGTCTGGCTTTGAAGTCTTGAAACTAAAGCTTCGAAATCGGCTGCATCTGTACCTGCAATTGTCGGCAATATAGAACTTAGGCCTGTGGAAATTTCACGGCCCGGATGTTCAAGTAATCGATCAATAATGGAAATAGAACTGTCAGCTTGGGCAAGATTTTCATCAAGTACAGCACGAGCGCCAACGGTTTGCTTGGTTTCCTCTCTTGCTTCAATAAGCTGTTTCTCTTTTCCAACCTCAGTTGAAATTGCCTGATCAGCATTAATAACGCTTTTGCTTTGTCCTGTAAGTGGATCAACTGCAAGAATTTGACCGCCGGGACCTGTTCTAATTGACAGGTTTTGACGTTCTTTTACAGGACGTCCATCAGCACCAGTGACAATTTCAAAATCACCATTGCGCCTGATAATACCAACTGACCCGTCATCGAGCGTTACACGAGATTGAACGCTATTGTTCAAACCTGTTGCTCGTTGCTCTTGCAGCCTCTTTTCTTCCGCAGCAATTTGTTGCTGGAAATTCTCTCTCTGACTTATCTGCCTAAACGCCGCCAATTGTTGCTCTGGCGTACCATATTGAAGCAACAATGCGCTAATATCGTCAGCCCCAGGCGTAGCGCTGTTAGAACCGCCTGAGGCTTGAGAAAAAGGGTTTAGAACAGGCGGTGCTGCTGGTGGCGGTGCAGGCGGCAATCCGGGTGGTATGGCTGGAGAAGCTGGTGGCTGACCCCCAAGAACGCCAGTTAATGCTTGAGGCGCTGCTACAGGGTTTTGCCCGCCAATAGAACCAGCAAGTGGTGAATTTAAGTTAACACCCGCCAATGGTGACGGTGCCGCCTGTTGTGCTGCAAGCAAAGCTGCAAGGTTTTGCGTTCCTGCTGCAGGTGCGCCTGCTGGTGACTTACCTTGTTTTACAAGCTGCTGTAGCGCTTTATTTAGCTGTTGCTGACGCTTTCTTTGTGCGGCAGTTTGCTTTGTTTGCTGTGTCTGAAGAAGTCCGCGGCGAATGGCCCCAAATGGATCAACTCTTTGTCCAAAAGGGTTGTTCGACTCTGACAAAAGACTTAGACCCACATTGATAAATGGGTCTTCCAGAATTCCTTGTAATCCACCTGATTTCGTTTGCTGAAACCTTGCTTTTGATTGTCCTAAAATATCCATATTTCTACATCCTTAGAAGAATAGACCGCCAAGGCCACCGATTAGACCACCAATTGGGCCACCAATGCCAAAGCCTGTTGCTGCTCCGCCTAATGCGCTTGAGAACCTTGCGCCAGAACCGGGGTTTGTTTGCTGCGTTGACGTGCTGCCAAAGTTTCCAGTAATCGCCGACAAATACCTTTGAAGCGCATCGTCACGTTCTGTTTGACCAAAGTTAAATCTTCTGATCTGATCATCAAGAGCACGTTGCCCCAATCCTTCAACTTGTGCGCCAACGTTTCCAAGTTGGCCAATGTTAAAGAAGTCATCACGAGCCAAAGGCAATGTTGCACCAAATGCCTGCTGTTGCTGTGCAAGCTGGTTTTGTTGATTTGCAAGTGAGGCCTGTAGTTCATTTCTCTGGCTTGCAATTTGCGCCTGCAAATCCTGACCCCGTGCGCCAAGAATGTTTTGGCTTTCAAGACCCCGCCTTTGAATGTCCCTACCAAGAGCCTGATTAAACAAGTTGGCGCCTTGACCTGCTGCTTGTAATCCAAGACCTTGTTGGGCTTGTGAAAGTGATCCAAGCTGTCCGGCGGCCGCCAGTTGCCTATCGCGTTCACGCTGGAAGTTACCGCCGTAAATTTGGTTTGCAAGATCGCCTAGTGTATCTGATACTTGCCCTGCGGCCCTAGACTGAACGTCTGCCTGGGCACCAGAACCTGTTCTTCCGGCAAGGGAAAACTGTGCTGACAATGCAGGCAATACTTCCCTGTTAAACGTCTCGGTTACGTTTCTTTGAGCGCGGTTAAAGGTTTCATCTAGAAACGGGTTGTTAGTCAGGTTTTGTCCTTGAGCCGTCTGCGTAAGTGCCGTCTGTGTTGCCTCTGGAAGCCCAGTTAATTGACCTAGAAAGCTACTTTGAGCCCCTTGCAATGTTGGTATATTTTCCTGACCGGCCAAACCACGGATATTAGCCGGGGATATGTCAACCCTAAACTGCTGAGGATCAACGTTGCCGCCCGCTTGTCCCTCTAGAATATTTTGCGCACGTTGCTGGGCTGCACCAACAAGGGGGCTACCTTCAAGAGCCCTTTGCTGCTGTAGACCTAAAGCCTGTTCAGTCTGTTGACTAAATGGAACATAGGTTGCACCAGGAAAGAACTGACGCGGTGTATTAAAGTTTTGAAGCGCGGCCTCAAAGCCACGCTGTAAAAATGGTTGTTGGAACTCAGGTGGTTCAATTCTCTGAACCTGACTTGGTCCCCGTCCGCCGCCTTTTCCCATCGGTTTTCATCCTCATTACGGTAAATTCCTCATCAAATCCCAATGGTGTTGCAGTTTTTAACCAACCCCGTCGGCCGCAAAGGCTGACATATTTGCAACCTAATTCGGTCGCGTACTCGTGTAACTCATCTACCAATTTAGGTAGCCATTCCTTCATATTGTCACCGGATAAATATTGAACCAATACATGCTTGAACTTAGGCTCAATTATAACTTCTGTAATTGCTATAGCGCTAAAATCGTTGACATTCCAAAGCTGTAAATCACCTAATTGAAGGCCAGTTACAATGTCATCAATGCGCTTCCCGGTTTCTACTTTATTCAAAACCTTTTCCAGAAGCGGCCCTACGCTGCCCCAATTTTCAAGGATTGAGCTAGGACCTATGCGCTCGACAATAGCACAATTACAACAAGCTTGTAAGATTTCTTCCACCTTGGAATAATCCTCCGCCAAAACCACCTGCAAACGGATTGTTTGGCAAAGGTGGTGTAATGGGTTGTTGAACTGGTGGTTGCGGCATCATTTGCGGCATTGCCGGAGGCGGTGCTGGTGGTTGAATACCTGCTAAACCAAGTGCTTGCTGACTGAATGACCCTAAATCAGAAAAATTGCCAGAACCAGGTATGGGTGCTTGTGGCAATTGTGGTGGCTGCATCATCTGCGGAACTGGCGGCGGTGCTGGTAAACCACCCCCTTGCTGATTTTGTATGTTCATCAACAAATTCTCTAAAAAGTTTGGCATTATCGTTTTCTCCCTCTTGCCTTGGGTGTAAATTCAATTGCGTTTGCGTGCCTTACATCTGCCTGTGTCGTCAATCTGAAACGAACGTATTTAGACCTTAATCTAACATCGCATATACCAAGGTCGTTCATTAGAGCAGGCGAAAGTGTAACTGGCGTGTCTATAATTCTATCGCGAACAATTGGCGTTACATTGACGTCTCCGTCAGCTTCCACCAGTGGTCTGACGTCGGTTATAAACATGAAAGTATCGTCTTGGCTGTATTCTTTTGTGTCGATGCACATTGGCAGGTTTTCGCCGGAAAATGTAGCCGCCCTGTTTTGTCCGTCAAATCCAATTACCCTGAATGAACCACCAATAAATGACGTGCTATCAACTGAAAAATCATTAACGTCAATACCACCTGGCAACACTGGATCAAGTTCATCTAGCGTAAGGTTCTGGCTTACAAACTCGCTGATTACCTGAGTTTCTATTACAGCGTATCCCCATTTATCAGATTGATAATTGTAAATTAAAAGTCTGTCATTGTTATCAAGCGACCCGGATGTTTTAAATGCCCACATTGCCAGATTGTTTTCACGATCAAGAGCGCCGCGCATATTAATAATTTCAGAAGTTTCTACTTCATTAAGAAACCACCTATTGACCCTGTTATGACCAATTGGTGAAGCACCTTGTTGTCCACTTAAAGCAATGCTGTAAAAACCATCATGAGCATAAAAGAAAGCAATTGCGCCATTAGATACAACGCTCATAGGCGCTGCAGTACCTCTAGAACGCTCAATACGGTCAAACCTGAATATAAACGGAGGACCGATGTATCTCATGCGTGTGATACTGTTCTCGTGCCATATGGTGCCTTCTTCGCCTCCAATGATTTGTCTTACTTCACCACCCTGTCCGCGTAAGCTTTGACTGCCCGATTGTGTAATCTGGCTTTGCTCGTAATCCTCTGCATTGTTAAACGCTGACCAGCGCACAGTGTCAGGACGTCGTACCCCGTCGTCAATGTCTCCTAACACTACAAAATCACGAACTACGGCTATTCTGGCGGCCCTTGGCGGGCTTCCCGCTGTGTCCCTGAAGTTTGTTCCCGTAAGCAAGTTAAATATTTGCAGGTTGTTAGAAATATTAGTGGCAAGGATAAAATCGCCGAACTGTGCAAACTGCCAGTTTACTGAATTATAACCTCCAGCATCGCTAACATCATTCCATGTTCCGCTGGTTAGCCTGTATAGTTTTGTCATGTCACCAGCAAAATTGGACACAACATTATTGCTGTCCCTTATCCATGCAGCTCCAAGGCAGGGTCCATCAAGGGCATTGGTGAATGACTGCAAATCCCTCAGAGATCGGTAACTGACCAACTGAGGGATACAATTTTTTGCTACCAAGGTTCCAGGGTTGTTATGTTCTGGCAGGTCTGGGAGCCATTCGCCTAATGGTGCTTGTGTCATACTGCATAGTCCGGTGTTCGCTTAAACGGTCCTGATCTTATTTTCCGTTTTTCAATTTTTGCCAGTTCTTCAACACGCTGATTAAACCTGGCTTCGCATTTCGCTTCTTCTTCAGTGTCGTCAACGTAAAACCACAATTCTGCAAGAGCGGCGTAAAGATAAATATCATAATGATTGGTTAACACAAAGTTGGTGTCACTATCGTTCTGTAGCGCCGGAAATCTTTCATAATAACGGAAACGAACTTCAAACTCTTCACCGTCACCGGGCTCCGGACGGAATAAAATCTGGTTGCCGGAAAAAGTAAAAAACGTTCTTCTAGTGGTGTCGTTTATATACTGAACATTGTCATGATATTCATCAAACTGGTCAGGGGGCATAAAGTCCAACTTACGAACCCTTAGAGACGATGAATTATCTGTAAAAGAAACGCTTCGATAACCAAGAAAACCAGTGGGAAGATCAACAGCCCCACTGGTCGGTACATTCATGACTATTTCTTTCTGCATTTCCTGAACACGAACACGTCTGGCAATGCGAGCCTCTGCCATTCTGATAAATCTTGGTAACACAGTTATCAGGTTTGGCTTAGTGCCATAATCAAGTAACTCTGATTTTAATATGGCTAATGTTGTCATAGCTTCATAAACCTTAAGTGTTCGTAATCGCTGGAATTAAGACGGCCTGCTAAAAACTTTTGCCAACTCACGCCCCAAGTCTTGGGACCGTTTTTCCATTCTTGCCGCCATTTATGCATTAAGACGATTGGAACGCGTGCGCCGACTACTCCAGCAGCGCCGCTTTTAAGTCTTTCTTTTGATATATCGGCTTGTCGTTTGTTCCAGTTGATTATTTCCTCAACGCTGGCCGCGGGCATCGTTTCGGTTGTAATGATTTCATTGTCTTCAATAAAAACCTTGCTTTCAGTAGCACCGCTTTTACCAGCATCAAGGATTAAATCAGCCATGTTTCCACCTTATTTTCTAGCTCTTTTACGAGTTGTCTTTTTTGGTTGTGCTGCTTCAAGTTCAGCAATTTTTGCTTTCAAAGCATCATTTTCGTCAAGAAGTGTATCTTCTCGTTCTTTGGCTTCACCAAGAAGAATATTAGCTTCTTGAACCCTTGCTTCATTTTGTGAGTTTTGATCCTCAAACTTAGCAAGCAAATTAGGGTCTGCTGCTTCAAGTGCCTTTTCATGTTGAAGTTTAACATTCTCAGCGCGGCGACGATCAAGACGTTCCTGACGGTCTCTTTGGCTTTCTTGAGTGTGGGTAGGCGCGTCAAGCGGTTTAAGGCCATTGTTATAGTCTTCAACAAATTCACGCGCTTCCTCGTCACCCATATAGTGATATGGACGGGTAATAGGTTCGTCAGTGCGTTCGATATGCTCGCTTTTCAAAACCCAATGGTCATCAGGTACGTCAACTACCTGTGTTGCCTGTAACTTAGGAACACCCTTATTGCCATCAGCAAGAAAAAGTCCCCATGTTGAATATTGGCCGTTCATTGATTTAATTCTAATTTTTGGCATCTTTTCACTTTCTTTGTTTAAAAGGGTAAAGGCGGCAATTAAGCCGCCCTTTGTTTTTTATGCCACCATTGCGATGTTGTCGATGTCGGCAATAATACCGCTTGCGGCTTCGTTTCGACTTTCGACACCCCAGTCAACAAGCAATACTTTCTTGTCGTTGTCACCAGTTTTCCCGATGTCGATAGTGTGGTAACCATCTGCATAAGAAATTGCCCACATATCCGGGTCAAGAATGAACACGTCACGCTCACGCTGGAAGCGGTTTGGAACTACGTCAAGAACACCGAAATCAGACACGTAAACGTCAACAGAACCAACAACCATCAAACCTTCTGACTTGTTTGGTCCTGCGTCTTGGTACTGTGTTGCAATCCGTGCATTGGCAGAGAACATGTAATTCGAGAAACGACGCTTAATGCGTGGATCAAGCATAATCATGTTCGGATCGCCACCTTCTTCATAAATGTCAGAAATAACATCAAGAAGGGCAGTTTCAGAAAGTGCACGAAGTGTGCCATCTGTTGCCGCGGCGTTTGGCTGACCAAACGTAGTGTTTGATAGCGTAGGATCGGCACCACCGGAACCGCGGTTAGTGTTTGTCCGTAGCCATGCAGCAAGACCAGCGGTGCGAGGCGCTACAGTAGCAGAACCCTGTACGGCTTGTTGGTTGTTTGTTGCTGCCTGCTCACAATCACGTTGTAGTTCAAGGCCAGCCTTAGAAATCTGATAACCGATTTCAGATTTACGGCCTGCTTTTGCAAACAGATTTGCACGGCGTGTGACGTTGATGTCTTTGCGTGAAATCTGCTGATAGTTGCCAATACGCTCACCACCGTTAATAGCCACACCTTGGAACACACCACCAGAAGGAGCAGCAGGTGTAGTATCACCCTCTGCCTGGAAGTCATCACCGTCAATGTGGGCATTGTCTGCGCGAGCATCAGCAAGGCTATCAATAGTCCATTCATGAAGATCGCTTTCCGCAGTTGTGCGGTCGGCGTTCATATGAAAAGGGCGCTCGGTTGGCGAGATATTGTAAATAATATCCGTTAAGTCCTCACGCACGTTGTCGCCAGTAGTATTTAGGTCATACCGGTCTAAGACCTGATCAGGTTGTGCCACGTCGATTTCTCCTATTGACTTGGGCGTTAATCAGGTTCGCAGCATCTTGTAAATTACCTGTTTTCTTAGCTCTGGCTTTAAGTTTGTTGATTTGAATATCACCACCTTTTGCAGGCATCTTACCGCCTGATTTAATAGCTTTTGGAACCTTACGAACCTCTTTTACGGCCTTCTTACTGTTAGCCATAATTTTGTCGTATTCCGCAGCCTTGTTGGCAATATCAATCAACCTCCAGTCAGCCACACCGTTAAGCTCGTCAGAAGTGTATCCATATGCATCACTAAGATAACCAGTTAACTGCTGGCTTTTCTCAGGTCCCCAATTTGGAATAACTTCCTCTAGCTTTGCTGTTGATTTCTCAAGCATTTCTGATGCCATTGCTAATTGTTGCATCTGTTGCTGTTCGGTAAAATGGTTATATTGCTGTGAAGCCTGGTTATAAATTTGCTGTAATCCGTTCATGCGATCCTGAACAAGCTGACGTTGCTTGGCCCATTCACCGGGGTTGGTTTCTCTCAACTGAGCTAGTTGCTCATTATTAAGGTCGCCAACAAGTAGGTTTTGGGATTGCTGTAGGAACATAGCAAGAGGCGCAATCTGAGCCTGATAGTTCTGTTCATACTGTTGTCTTTGCTGTTCAAATGCCTTCATTTCTTCAGCAAGTTTTGATGTACGCTGCCTATAGTCCGCGTCCCTCTGGTTGCCTTTTGTTAATTCGCTAAGGGTGACAGTAACGTCTTCACCTGCGGCTTTGAAACTGTGGTTTAATCCCAAAATATCTTCAAGATCAAGGCCCGTTGCCTCTGCAAGCTCGCTAATTGTTGTCGGAAACTGTGCCTCTGCATCATCAGACAAGGCGTCATTGGGTTGGTCTTCGTTAGCGTCCTGATAATCATCATCGTTAGAGCCAGCAAATTCGGCATCGCCGTAATCACCATTGTCATCATCAAATTGATTATCTTCGTTTTGGTGTCCTTGATCGCGCACATATGCGTTATCTTCTTGTCCACCTTGTGATTGCTCAAGTTGCTGACCAATGTGGTCTGCTGCTTGACGCAAGTTCATGCTCTCATTATTGCTACTGCCCCCGCTTGCGGGATTGAGTGGTGCTTGAGCCATGTTTTAATTTCCTTTAATTTCATGCGGGTCATAAGGCTTTTTCTTTGATTTAGCCTCGACGCGCTTTTTCTCTTGGTTACCTGTTTGCACTGTTAATGTAAGCTCTTTTTTGACTTCCTCCATAGCCTGCAAGCTTCTAATTGTTTCTAATGCTTGATTTGACTTTACTTCGCTACCGTCCAACTTAATGGACATAAGGTCCCGAAACTTACGGTCTTTCAAGCGTTCAAATGTTTTTACAAACTCTGGATTTTCCAGTATCTGGGCTGCTCTTTGTCCGTTTGCAACTTTGCTATCTCTGTTACTCATTTTCAATAACCCCTATAAGTAAAAGCAACGTTTCAAGGTTGCGGTGCTCTATTTCTTCCTGTGTTAACCCAGAACGCCTTTGGTCTACTATAACACCACCTTGACCCTTTCCGCCACCCCTTGGGCGCTCAGTCTCTATTACAGGGGCTTCTGTGGGTATATATCCAGCAAGTTCACCCATGTAAACAAATGCGTCTTGATCGTAATGGGCAATCGATTGGGTATTGCTATTAACGCCAAAAACAGCGCCTATTCCACCATCTAAGTGTAAGACACTGTCTTCGTATATTGCGTATATTGGTGCGTTTGCCATTAAACGTCTACGTATTCCATTACAAAGACACTTTCACCTTGAGTGCCTCCAGTTCCAGCATTTAAGTCCAAAAACAACTCTGTATCAGCAGCAATAAAATTGCCAAGTATGCTGTCATAAACTGTAAAATCTCCCACGTTAAAGAGTGATGTTCCAAATACAGAACCAAGGTCACCAGAAACCCCCACCCTGATTGTCGCACTAACTGCGTCCCATGTGGTTTTGGGCGCCAAATAGCCCCTTAAGAGCAATATTTCATTATCGACACTACCAAGCGAGACTGTCCCGTTTGTGTCGTCGTAATTGATCGTAACCTGAAGGGTTTTGACCAGATTGTCTCCGTCAGCGTGATGTACTGGCATTATGTAATCTCCGTGGTTGTGAGTTTTCCGTCGTTATCAATAGTTAACTGCCACCTTTTACCATTTGGACTTGAAAGTATCTGATCAAGGAATATTACAGGCTCTGGGAATACAACAACTTCAGTGTCTGCATCTGGTTCATCTACATTGTCCCATACGTAATCATCTGGGTTTGCTTATCGATCATGTCAGCCATCATTTTAGACATTTCGCTGTTTGCACCAGACATAGTTTCTACCATGTCCTTTAAACCACTAATGGCGCCTGATAATTCAGACGCCGCTTTGTCATTTCCGTTGAAGATGTTTATTGGTTGCGCAGTTTTCTTCTTTTTGCTTCTACGCGCCCTCAAACTGTCATTGTTCGTCGTCATCGTCTTCCCCTTCGTTGTCAATGATTTCCCTGGCTTCTCGGGCTTCGTCGCTAGCTTCTACATTTGTCTTGCGGGCCTCGGCCTCAGCTTTAATCTTTTGGGCGGCAACAAGCTCTACTTCCTCGTTAATCTTACGAATTGTTGCGAGCTTTTCTTGTGAATGCACAGCATAATTGTCGTCATGCTCTTCTTTCATCAAGCTTATTTTTTCGCGTTCAATCGCTATTTTCTCAGCCTCTGCCTGCTGTGACGCCTGGGCCTTAGTAATCTCTGCCACAGCCTTCATTTGGTCAACTTGTGCCTTGGCCTGTATCTCTGCCTGTTTATTTAAACCTTGCTGCTCCAGGGCCTTTGCATTGGCTTCAGCAAGGATCATTTGTGGGTCTGGTCCCGGCTGGGGTGGTTGCCAAGGTATTGGCTCACCTGTTTGCGGGTCTGTACCTACTGGTTTTGTCGGGTCAATGAAGTAACTGTTAGCAGAACCAAGTCCAGCCACTTCAACAAGACGTTTGATATTGTTGTATATCTTGCCTACATCAGTCAGGTTTTGTCCAAGGGCTTTTTCTTGCAGGCTTAAGAGTTCCATGCGCAACTGCATTTCTGCCTGATTGCTGTTGTGTCCAAGGCCAACCCGAACACGGGTTTTCGTGCGTTCTTTCCATGTTGTTGGGTCAAATTGAACCCATTCACCGCGGATTTTTACGCTTGATCTGGTGTTGATATGGTGCCTGATCAGATAATGGATTTTCTTCATCAGGGTGGAGTAACCAATTTCAGCGATAGTCCTGATAAGAAGGTCAAGACGCTGGTTTACCTCACCAAGGGCACTTTGGAATGCTTCTGCAGTTGACTGCCTTAGTGTGTTTGCATCAAGTGACAACTCTGGGGCTACACCAGTACGCAATTTTGTCTGGTCTTTCGTGTTTTGAATAACAGCCAAAAGCTCTTGGGTGATTGGTGATGTCACTTCTGGTGCGACTGCTCCGTTTGGATCGCCACGAACTGGAATAAGTCGGCTTTCGGGGTCAAGGTAGCTGTCCGTTGTTTCGCCATCTTCAAGCATTGCATCTTCATTAATGAAATGGCGTTTATCCGTCATCTGATAAACGTTATCAAGCATCTGGCGGGTAAGTACCGTAGACAGTAATTGAAGGTCACTGACGGCCTCTACAAGCGACATACAGATATGTTTGTGGGGTATGATGATAGATGCACATGAAACCATGCCAAAGAATTCATCTTCTTCGTTCTCGAATATCTGGTCGCCGATCATGACCACGCGGCGGCGCTCGGCAATATCATCACCGTCAAAATCATAAAGACACGAGATTTCATGTACCCAAAGGCGCTTGCTTGCGCCTTGTTCTTCGCCTTCGTCACCTGCGTCAGGGTTCTCTTCTTCGTAAAAGTTACGGTTGGTCTTTTCACTGTTGAATGTGTTGTCGTCGGTGTCACCAAGGGCATACAAGTCATCAGCGTCATATCCCATCTGCACAAGCTCAGATACTGACTTCTTGACCCTGTGCGCAACGAATGGGCAACCATCAAGGATAACATGCTGCCAGTCATCACTGATAAGCACTTCCTCTGGCGGAAGGTTATCGATACAAATCTTGGTGTCTTCTGTGGTGTACTTAACGGTTAAGTCAAACGTCTGTATTTGTCCAAATCCCTCGACAAACTTTGTTTCAGCCTCAACCTCTGTGATTTCAGCGTTAGGGTTTTCTGTAATTTGTGCAAGGTCAAACTCTGTCAGGCCAGTCAGCTTCTTGGTTGTTACCTTTTTAACCTTTTCAGGATATGTCTTGATGTAACCATTCGGGAACATCAGCATGTCTTTTGACCAGTTATACATAAAGCTGAAACCGTTGTTTTCAACTTGAATAAAATAATTGGCTATATCAGTTTCTTGTTCAGCAGAAACTTCGTCGTCTTGGTTTTCAGGCTCAAAAACAACTGCGCGTTCGTTGCTGGTAAACACCTTCATGATCGAAGGCATAGCCCATTCTACAGCCTCAAGAACCTCGCGAGTGGTGAACTTTGATTTACCATCAACCTCAATACCGTAATACTTACCAAGGTATCTGTTCAGGTTGTATTCCCGGATTTTGGAAACGTCACCTTCTTCATTACCAATTGCAGTATCAACCTGGTTTTTCAGCCAGTTCTGAAACCTTGCAATCTCATCTGTTCTGTCTTGTACTCTGATTGGAGCCATTTGCTGCGCACCTTATAAAAAAATCCGGTGGGTATTTCACCACCGGTAGTTAGTTGGGCCATATTGCTTTTAGCGAGAACCCCGGATTGTTCGTGTAGAACTTTTTCGTCCGCTTGAACCGCCGCCCTTTTGCATCTTTCCGTTTTCAAAAAGACCGCGTTTCTTTGATGGATTGCGCATGGACATGTCATTCTTGCGTTTTGACATCATACGCTTACCTTTTCCGTAACCTTCGCCTTCTGGCATTTTAAACTCTCCATTTTTGAGTGGTACCACGATGTTTTTTGAGGCGTGTCTTACGAGAAAGCTGATGATCACCGTTAGGTTCAACACTCGGAATATAACGGCCTTCTCTATACCCCTGAGCATGTTGCCTAATGGCATCACACGCGTGCTCTGCCCAGTTTTTCACGGGTACTTTAACAAACGTCTCTAGCTTATCATCGTATTTATAGTAATAATTTTCAAGGCATTTGATGCCAGTCTCACAAAGCGTCTCATCTATAACCGCGGTTGAAAGCATCTGTCTGGTCATTTCTATGCCGTCATCCAGGTGCTTAATTCTTGGCACAATACGGGTGGGTTTAATGCCCAATTCATTCAATACTCTTTCACGGGTTTTATTCTCACCCTGTGACAAATCCTTGTTCTCTGCATCGTGTGGAAGATAGTGAATACCGTATGTGTATTTATGGTATGGCAGGTCAATATCCTGCAACAGAACCCTGGCAGCTTCCTGCAGGTTAATGCCCTCACGTTGATAGAACGCAATAAACCTGTTTTGTGTGCCAACACGCTGGTGGAACCAGATAGACATCATGTTACGTCCCAAATCCCAGAATGTATTGACTGGAGCGCCCTTGTGATACGGAACTGAGCATATCCTGCCTTGCTCACGCATTTCAAAGAGTTCATCACCGAACACAGCACCCTTTGTAATTCCCCTGAATGCCTCTTCTGGCGTTGATGGATATTCTTGCTTCATAAGTATCTTTCCTAGACTGCGCTGCTTTCTCACGTACCAGTAACGCTTTTCAGGGCTAATTGTTATGTCCCAATAATCTTCAATCTCGTTGAAGTATGAGTCCATTTCCGTGGTGGTTTCTATAGGTGTTGGGTTTTCGTATTCAACAGCCAAGAACCAGGCGAAGAAGAATATCTTATATTCCTGTGCAGTCAGGGGCGTCTTGTCCCGCTGCATCTGCAATGCATCTTGGCACATGTCATAGAATGCACCGTGCGCACCTTCACCCGTGCTTTCAATAAAGATAAAGTTTCCATCCTTAACCGTCTGCAATGCACCTGTGACAATCTCTTGCGCAACGTTAGGATACTTGGCGCATATCTTACCAAACTCTGAAATATGCACGAACTGGCAAGCACGGCCCCTCAAACTGTCGTCAACGATAATCTTGGAACCGTTGCCAAACTCGATGTAATCAGACCTACGGACAACCGCCGGGATAGAACGCTTTAGATCATCTGGAAGGTTGTCGTATGCAAACAGAATGTTGTCACGAAACATGATCTTGCCATCATCAATAGTCTGAGCAATCAGTCCGCATGTTACGTTTGTGTTGAATAGGGCGAAGTCCAGCATCAGGATATCGACGAATGTTGACATGCCACGCTGACGGGCTTTGAGTATGATATTGAGATAATGCATATCCCAATACAGTTCTTTTTGTTCTTGCCATGGGGAAAAACGGATTTTGTTACCGTCTTTGTCTTGTATCCAGTACAAAAGGTTTAGGCGCAGCCACTGGTCTGCAAGTATTTCCTTGAGGGTAAGGTTATTTTTTCTGATTCCCAGATTTAGCTTTAGGTTCGTTTCCGCGCTCACTTGGTAAACCCCTTGAGGTATCGCTGATTTCTTTCATAAGATCGTCAAGTGTGTTGACATCGTGCTGATGCACCTCGCGCCATTCTTCTGGTCTACGGCTCATTAACCAGAACTTTTGGGCGCCAATATCAGGCAATATATCTTCTTCGTAATGATGCTCAATGACTGTACCGTCTTTGCTATTGTAAAACAGCTTGACTTTTTTAGCGGTATATCCAACAGCACGCTGGAACAGACTGGTTGCAACACGGTTATCAAGGTCCTGTCTTGACCTCTCAATGCCTTCGTTAAATTCTGGATACTTCTCTTTCCAGCGCCAGATAGTTGCCTGATTAACGCCAAAAGCCACCGACAAAATATTGTCGGTGGCTCCAAGCTTGGCCAGTTTCTCGGCCTCTTTAACGTATTCTTTCTTGTACTTTGTCATACGGTAATATTAATAGGTTTTGGTTATTTAAGCAAATTTGCTGTTGTCATAAGCATTTGCATCTTCGTAATACTATTTTTTGTGGCGTCAATCTCATCCTGTAAATCACCGATCTGGCGCAATAGTTCCGCTGGATCAATGTCAATGTCTTCGCTGGTGGCCTCGTCTTCAACCTTTTCATAAGTTTGTTCGAAGATGGCTTCCTTGACCGGATAAATATCACCCTCAATGCCTCTGACGATGTAGTCTCCGAGCATAAACAAAAAATTTCCTTCACGGCTTTTAACACTTGAAGCATTTGAACCAAGAATGTTTGTTTCTATGATTTTATCGTCATATGCATTTTTATACCACATAGGAGCTTGATGATAGGTTTCGCTGTCACCAATAAAATTAACAGCATCGACGATTACAGGTTTTTTACGGTATTTAGTCATGTTTACCTCCTTTGACTGATAAGGGGACCATAAACAACATACAGTCCCCTTTCAAGTTTTATGTTGGTGGGTCGCTTGGTGCGTCAGTAAGTGGACCGTTCTCAACAGCAAGGTTGCCATTGTTAGGCGCACGGTTATTACCAAAGTCAGCAGCATTGTTAGATAGATACAACTGAGGCGCAGTTGATAGCGGTGTTGTGCCATCAGAGCCAAGGCTGACGACGCCGCCCGTTGCACTGATAAATTTCCGCCTGTCTGCTACTGTATCCATGTCGATCGCCTCTGCAAGGTTAAGATAAACATCAGCTAACCACATTTCCTGATTGTTACCGTTACCCGCCGCGCTGGTTGAGTTGATGAACAACTGTGTCAGGTTACCAGGCATTGTACCATTCGTTGTCACTGTGCGCCCACTGTAGGTGATCTCAACATCGTTAATGAAATGGCGAGCCGTTCCAGTTGTCGTGTCGATGGTGATCAAGTGATGCAGCCATGTGTTAACAGGGTTAAATGTCGGGTTCGATGGGAAGCGCCAGAAGGCAATATTTGCTCCGGTGTTGTCCCGCATTGTCACAATCATTCTGCTTGAGCTTGACCGTGCAATTGTAAAGCGCTCATTACCTGAACTGTCTTCAAGGGTAAGCAACCTAGTATTAGCGTTCCATGCTGTCCGCGTATTCATCCAGAATGACATAGTCAGTTGCTGAGTAGAAGGCGTAGAGCCAAGGCTTGTGGTCTGAAGGAATGCCGTTGCCGGGAATGCAACACCCTGCCCCGGCGTGAATGGTGGCGGAACAAAGGCAAAGTCCTGAACCTGCGCACCCGTTGGCACTGTTGATGCTGTGAACTCACGACCATTAATGTCAGACAATAAAGGTACATCAATCAGGGCAATTGTCGGGCTGGCTGCGTTCCATTCGGTTTCAAACGCGGTCTTAAAGGCCTGCAACCTTGCGCTTGGGTCAGCAGTCAGAATACCAAACTCAGAGTTCTGTACAGGTGTAAAGTCTCCATTGGCAGGGTCAGTGTAGATATCAGTTGCGCTTACAACTGTGTCATTCGTTCCAAAGCTGATCGGTGACCGCAGGAATATGTTATCAATCTGATCACCCACGTTCGCTGCCGCAGTATTGGTATTAATACCGCCGCCACCGATCACATTGCCTCTAACATGAATTAGCATGTCATCATCTGTTGCGGGCTCACCAAGAAACATGTTCGCACTATTCGTCAAGTCACTTGGTAAAGGCAACAAAGTGTTGTTGATAGCCTGTACAACGCCAAGCGATCCAGCCGGGTTATTATATCCTGTCTGCCCCGTGATAACTGGAGGCGCAGGCACTCGGTCAATTTCACCACCTCGCTGCTGTGATGCGATAGTACGACCGCTTGATGGGTCACGGTCATTTCCAGAAAACTCGTTAAATTCCCAGCTAATGTCTGACGCATCCTGATACGTATGGAAACCGTTTACATTTACTTCCTTGTTTGAACGATTTCTAATCATCCTTGAACCAGTGAAGAAGTTCATCGCGTTTGAATGCGTCTCGAATGAACAGTTTTCGATCAGGTTGTATCCGTTAAACATAAACTCTGCCCATCCCTGGGTAGGTGGTGTTGTTCTGCTGAATGGTGCCGACGTAACCCCGCCGAATGACAGTATAGGCTGTCTCTCAATGCGCGTTATATGGTTATTAAACACCTGAACACGCCGTGAAGACAGGTTCTGGATACCCCGACCACCAATAGAGCGATCAAGGTCATTGTAGCGGACTAAAACGTCTTCCATGCCATCGATCTGTATCATTGGATTGTTTGACGGTCCGTAGCAGTTACCCATCACGTTCTGGGTAATGAGGTTATTGCTTCGGTTAATGCGGTCGGCAACGGGAATGGCACTTGTGCTTGAGCGCGAGAATATGCTGCGGGTTTGATCAAGCTCAAGGCCTCTGATGGTAACGTCACGCATGTTGTTTGTGTCAAAGATGCGCGGCCGTGCAATATAGGTTATCTCACCTGGTGCACCGTCGTTAGAGCGCACATAAAGCGTAACTGTAGACCCGCTGATGGTATAGCCCCACTGTCCGTCGGTTAGGGCAGGTAGAATGTTTCTAAGGGCAAAGCGTGCGCGGTTGGTATTGTCTTCAACGGTAAAGCCATCAGGGTTACTGATTGTGACCGTATTTGTACCGCTGTTAAACGAAGATATAGCTACGCCTCTGGTTCGGTTGTCAGTGTAGGTAATCAACAGTTCAGCATTCTGTAGCTGCGCCTCAGTGTAGGCTGAGAACTCAGTTGATGTATATGTGCTGATTGTATCACCAATAACCGTTGTGGTGTCTGTTGCACCGTTCAGGGCTGTGGCTGTATGCCATGTTGATATTGTGAAGTTAAAATCATCAATGAACGGTGATGATGCACGGTCAAAACATAGTACCAGCGGGTTGCCGTCTTCCTGAAGGCCAAGGTGCTCAGGGTCAATGCCAGTTGGCAGGGTAATGTCTGTCTTGTAAATCTGGGCAAAGTTCGCACCGACTGTTGGCTGATCAGTGCTGGTACACTGGGTAAATCCAGTTGCAACTTCACCGCCAGATAACTTGGCCCGTCCAGTCCCGCGTGTAGTGATTTCTAAATTGGACCAAACACGGCCTGTAAAGTTTACCTCTTCACGGTAGGTTTGTGCTGGGTCAACAACAACTGTGTATTCTCTGCTTCCGTCATTGACAGCATTAATCGCTGTAATAGCTTCTTGAATGGTCTGCATAGCCGTCTCAGGCGTCAAACCGTTGCCACTTGATGGCATACCACCATCAACATAGTAATCACCCACCGTCGGGCCAGTAAATACGCTATCAGCACCTCTTTGTTGTGAAGGCTGTACAGTATTACCTCTTCGACGGCGGGCTCTTAAAAATTTCCTTCTTGTACTCCAGCATCAGCGGCATGGTCATCGCGTCGACGAATGCCAAATATAGCAGTGGTGCAGTCAATAATTACGCTGTCATATTCCCTGATTGCAGCATTGTCATTGTACGTAACATCGCTTTGCCCAATGCACAAAGGCTGTGATCCTGCTGTAATCCTCAAGACACGACTTGAAGCACCACCAGTAGCGGCTCCAATGATCTGAACGGCGGTTCCGCCAACTTGTGTAACGCTATGGTTTTCTAAAGACATATTCAGTTCCTTTCAATAATAGTGCGCGTGAATATTGCATTTTTTCGCATAATGACACAAAATGAGTTTTTAACAAGGAGGTGCCAATCATGGACAATTTAATCGACGCTATCAGTATAACCAAAAACTTTACTCTTGGTGAGTTTTTTGACAGCAGAACAGCTAAGGAAAAAGGTTTAATAAACTATCCTGACAATGCAGAAGTTATTGTAAACATTTACAATTTAACAAAAACACTGTTGCAGCCAATAAGAGATAACTTTGGTAAACCTTTGCATATTACCAGTGGTTACAGGTGCGCTGGACTGAACGAGTTAGTTGGTGGTGTTAGCAACAGCGATCACTTAACAGGCTGCGCAGCAGATTTTATAATTTCGGGTATTGACTGTTACCAGGTGTGTTTAGCGGTTTGGGACAGCCCATTTATTTTTGACCAGTTAATTTATGAAATACAGATCGATGCCGAGGGAAATCCAGTTGAATGGATACACATTTCGAAGCAGCTTGTTAACAACAGGATGGAAACCTTGACCAAGTATGTTAATGCCGACGGTTTGACCTATACAGTCAATGGAATTGTTGACGCTGATCAATTTACCTAAAAAAAATCTCCGGGTAACTGACAAGCCCGGAGAGTATTTTGAATGTTTGGTCTTTTAAAGGGGTAGGCCCGGCCATTGGGATAACCGGGCCACTAATCGTCAAGGAGGTAGCCTACAGATTAGAACCCTGCAACAGGGTTATTTATCTTTTACGTAGATTTGCCGTATCTGTCAATTTGCTTTTTAAGCTCGATTTCTGCCTCCTCTCTGGTTTGGAAAACGTTTCCATCTTTTAATCTATTGAAGCAGAATTCCTCGTCACCAATATCAATCTTCATTGAAAAATTCCTTTAACTCTTTTTCCATATTTTCAGCATTTTCTTTTGCTATTTTTTCAAATTTAGAAGCACGTAATGCGTAAACAAAAAGACAAATCATATAAATGATCACAATGCCAATTATTAAAACCATGATGCTTCCTTCCAGTATATGCTTGTCCATATGCAACGAACATGTTTGGGAAATATTGAAAAATGCACATGACCAAAGCTTATCGTTAGCCAAAATACTGACCGTATCTTCGCCCTGGCTTGGGCCTCTTTCATTTCTTAGGTGTCCGCTAATTGAGCGAGGCTCGCTATTCTAGCGCTGCACTCTTTGACGCGGCGTTCGAGATTTACAAGCTCATCTACAAGCGCGTCACGTAGGGTTTGAACTGGTATTATTTGAATATCTGGATTTTGCGCATGTATCTCGGCTTCTGCCTCGGTATAAATGCCAGCGTCATGAATATGCTGTGTGTATCCTTGTGAATTTGGGCGGTAATATAATCCGCGCTTTCTGAACAAATATCTATTCTCCATCATTTCCCCCTTTTTTGGTGTCTGGATTGTCTAATGCCTTGCGAAGCGCTGCGACACGTTTGGGAGGACTAATAGTTCTTGCCCAATCACCGTAGGACCATTGACTATGTATACCGGATTCTATTGTGAAAAACTCATTCCCTGGATTGTCAGCAGCATTGAAGGCCCATTCTTTTCCGTCATCAAACGTGGCCCATCCAGCCTTTACAGCACCGTTAGGGCTACGTGCCGAGACTATTATCTTAGTAACTTCCATCACTTACCCTCCAGTGCTGCATCGATCATACTGCGGTGATGCTCAGTATGGTACTCATCGCCCAAGTAGTCTTCGTATCCACTCATTGCTGATGCATACAAAAGCATAAGATCAGTAGGCTCATGCATTGCTTTTATGGCTGCTTTCGCAATAAAAACATCAAGGGTTTCTGACTTGTCTTGAGTAGTTGGTCGGTACTTATACCAATCTTTTCTTGCCTGACTTACGGCATTGGAAACTTTATCAACCATTGTTTCGATCATTTTAAACCTCCTTATTTTAAGCTCCATACAGAAGCATCTTTTTAGTTCTGGTACGTCGACACCAAATAACACCAAGTTTCTTAACATACCCCTGTTAAAACGCCGTATAGACGCATTTAAAACTCGTTTTCGATCAGCTTCTTCAAGAAATTACGTAATTGACGATATCTGAAGCTAGAGTTGTAACAATAATCTACCAAGTCCTTCACGGTCGGCCTGCGGTGCGAATACGGCGATTTTGTCAGCCACTTTACCGCTGCGGCATCGACCACGTACGACGGGTATGCCTTCACCGCCTCAACGTAATCCTTGGCGACCTGCTCGGCGATAAACAAATCCTGCTCCTGGCGTGGATAGTGCGCAAGCAGTGCTGCGATGCGTGCAGCCTTGATGCCGTGCTCGTTCTCAGTCTCCAAACACATCAACACCTGGCGCCCCCAAGTCTTGCAGCCCAGTGGCAACCTTTTCGAATGCCTGAGTTTGTTGTACAGCCCCTTGGCTTGGGCCTCTTGCTTGGCCTGTCCGTGAAAATCCGGAAACGTCTGCATATTTTCGACACCAGTTGCGGAAAGTTGCATTCCAATCTCGTTTTCTAGCGTTTGCACCGGATGCTGACTTCCAGTAGTCGATAAACTTTTCTTGCTCGCTTCTGATTTCGTCGGCCGAGATTTTGGTGCACTCCGCGATGCCTCGAGCAAGCTCTGCACTGCAGCGCCAAGTGTTGGGGATGAACTGCCCTTGTTTGGTTGGTTGGTATTCATCGCTTTCCTCCAAGGTTAAAAGTTCGCCCTGATTACTTTTTTTGGATAATAATTTATTATTATCTTTTTTTATATATGGTTCTGGTTCTGGTTTCCGCGCGTGTGTCGTCGGTTTCCGGTCGGTTTCCGGTCGGTTTCCGGTCGGTTTCCGAGGGGTCGTTTTGTTTGTTTTCAATGACTTGCTGGCTAGCTCTTTTTTTTTGCCGTTTTTTCGGTTAAAAATTTTGTCATTTATTTTTTCAAATTCTTTCATTTGCCTACGCTGAAAAATACGCTTGTTTTTGCGCGTGAAAAACTCATTAATGATGATTAAAACGATGTCCTGATATTGCTGTTCTGACACCCTCAAATGACGTCGTAACCATCTCTCATCATCTGGAATTGAGCACCCTGGTGAGCGCCAGCAAAGCCGTAAAAGGCGATTATAAACGCCGTCCTCTTCAAGCGTTAAATGCGCTGTTGCGGCCTCGTAATCGTCAACATAAAGCGGCATTGATGGCAGGCTAGTCATGATCGCGTCCCTCTGCTTGTCATGTATTGGCTGTGCGCTTTTAACCTGCTGAAAACTTCCTCGTAACTTTCTGGGCAAATGCCGGAAAATCCGCGTATTCTGTCGATATAACCAAGGGTATAATCAGCATGATATTGTATGCTCTCATCAGTCCAGGGGTATGCGCGTAATAAGGCAAACAAATCAGATTTAATTCTCGGTTCAACTGTTGGTCTTCTTCGCATCATTCATCCCCGCCGTTTATCGAACACCGGCACCAGCGGGCTATGCAAACGGCCTGGGACATTTGCATTAACAGTAATTAGATTATCCATTATCGTTCCCTGTCATGTTTTCGATATTGGGTTGCTGCAAATATCGACCGCGAGCACACAAGCGGACAAATATTTCGTGATAGCTGGTTGGCTTTCTCGGAACAATGCGGCTATGTACCTCTATGTAACCGGACAGATAAGCCGCCCTTATCTGATCTTCCGTGCTTGTCCATGGATACGAATTTAACAAATAAAGCAATTCTGATCTGTAAAGTGGATCCACAAGCGGTTTTTTTCGAAATTTAGGCATTTGTGACCTCATCGGTGCAATTTTTCTGGTATTTCTCATTGAATGGCAGGCGTGGGTCGCTGTCGCCGTAAATGGTTCGTGTTGTTGCCCACACCCATCCAGTGCCGTTACCTAAACTCGCGTTAGTCTGATAAAGCGGGTGAGTAGAGGTTTCCAGTGCTTCCATAGCTCTCTGTCTTTGGTATCGCCTATAGAAAATTGATCGTTGGCTTTCAGCTTCCGCCACTCTGTAAATGTTTTGGTCTCGCAACCTATGGTCATATGGTTATCAGTAATAGTAACCTCATATTTTAGACCAGTTATATTTATGGCTTCTGAACTGCACACAGCATCGCCACGCACGACACCATCGCCACGCACGACACCTAGGTCACGCACGACACCTCGGTCACGCACGACACCTCGGTCACGCACGACACCTCGGTCACGCACGGCACCTCGGTCACGCACGACAGCATCGCCACGCACGACACCATGACCATACACGACACCATTGTCACGCACGACACCTCGGTCACGCACGACACCATGACCACACACGACACCTAGGTCACGCACGACACCTCGGTCACGCACGACACCTCGGTCACGCACGACACCTCGGTCACGCACGGCACCTCGGTCACGCC